CTCTCTGCTTCCTGTACCACCAACAGCATAACTCTGTGCCTTGGTTGCACTTTCTAATGTCAATTCTTGGCTTGTCTCGGCCTTTGTTGCCGCCGTTTCCGATTTTTTCATATATTCCAGCATCTTTGGCAAATATGTATTAACTGTATCATCTCTAATCTGTACAACTGTATTTCTGTTCTCACTGGTCTGTTCCGCCAATTTTTCAATTTCGCCAAGAATTGTTTGAAACTCTTCTTTATATTCATTCTTAATTTCAGTCGTGGCTTCCCTAATCTGTTCTTTAAAATCCTCATATGTTCCCATACGTTTTACAACCCCGGCGCGAAAACACATCCATACAATCTGATTCTGTGTATCACTATCAATCGCTACCGCCCATTCCCCAGGCAGCATCTTTGATGGATCAAAATCGGCTTTATTTCCTCTTCGCATCTGTATTGCCATTTTTATCACTCTCCCCCTTATATAAGGAAATAATCAAAGCGAAATGTAACATCTACTGCCGTATCTGTTTCATATTTACTTCCACAATTTCTTATTTGCATTAAACCTTTAGTATTAAAAGTGAACATAAAAATTCGACCACCCGGTCCGTTAGTCGTTGTCTTTACTCTATAATGTTTTGGAAGCAACTCATCAGGTACAGGGTTTTTTACGTCTTCAACCATCGGAATTTCCATATATTTATTTGTATCCAAAGAACTTACATGAGCTGTTCCATATAAAACAACAAACACTCCTGATCTAACAAAACTCCCCTCTATACCAGCTCCTCCAGAACCTATAAAATAGAAATCCGTCTTACTAGTAGTCAGGTTTTGTATTACACCTTTATTAATTGTAATATTCTCGAACACCGTATGTTGTGGAAATCTTGCAGCATGTGTGACTTCTCCAATTTCCATTACAACATCATTATTTTTTCCTTTTATGCTTTCTGTAATTTGCATAGTTTTCGCAACTGCGCTATCAATGTTTACTTCTGCATCAAGGAAATCTGCTTTATTTAAAACTCTTAAATTTGTTGTTTTAGTCAAAACATTATCTATTGTTGTTTCAGATTCGTCTTTTTTTCCAAGTGCGATGCGTGTTGCTCCATCCTTGACATCAATGCCGCAATAGTATCCATTTTCCATTAGCACTCTTATACTTCCATCCTCAATAGAAGTTGTGTATTTATACGAATCCCCTGTTTCTTCATCTGTCCAAACACCACTGCTGTGAAACGATCCATTCAGATCAATTCCATCTTTATTTAATATTCCAATGATTTTTCCATCTTTGTCATAAATTCTTATAGAACCGTCTGCATTGTGATCTTTGCCACCTACGATCAGGTTTCCTGTATTGATCCAGTCAGCATTCACACCGATTGCATTTAGAATCGTCACAACCGCATTCCCCTGCGAATCCATTCCAGCATTCCAAGTCTTTCCACCATCCGTACTAACTGCAAATGCATCCGCTGTCATTTTCCATATAGTTGAGCTGTTAGAAACTTCCGGTTTATTGTGCATGTAGAAAATAACGGAACCATCTTCCTGCACTTCCTCTGTTTTATACAAGCCAAATGACTGCGTCATAAGATCGGTAAGTCTTTTCACAGCAATATCATAACTGGATAGTTCTCTCTTTGCGTTGCGGTCTGCCGCATCAAGCAGTTTTGTAGTCACGCTGTACTTGGTATAATTATTTTCCGTTGGAGATTCTGCTGTGCACTCAACTTTCTGCATGGAACCGATTGAGAAAGTAGTATTAGAAATCACGCTGAAAAAAGTTCTCTGCTTTCGATCGGTTACACAAGCACAGTCTCCAGCTTCAATACATGGATCTGACTGGCATGATATGCTTAATGGACGAAATCTCCGACCAGCCATCTTTTTGCCAATATAACTTGCAACAATCTGAACATCTCCCGTCTGAATCAACGGATTTTTCTCGATGGACAATACATAACCATTACCTCCATACATATAGCTTTCTTCTTCGGAATCATCTGTTTTTTCAGATGTTACTTTTATGCCGGTTACAATAATGTCATCCGTGTTAATACTCTGACTTCCCAGTGAATAAAAATGATGATATTCATAAGTATCCCGGAAACTTCCACTGTCATAAAAATCACCCTCACTGTAATCTTTAAAATTACCGCCATCTAGTTTATCCCCAGTAGCGTAATCTGCCAGATTTCCACCATCATATCCATTTTGCATCTTTTCCAATGTTTCAAAGTCGTACCATCCAAACGAAAGCTTATCCAGATGATCTATCTTTGCATAACAACACATGATCTGTGCACAATATCCGATCATATCCCGAAATGTCAGATCTTTATCATCCGGACGTTTTTTGATGATATGTCCGCCCCACGGAATTGTTTTTTCATCCACAGCCATCTGACAGTACACGCATGCATCATTAATGATCTGTGTGATAGTTGCCGGATACTGTAATGTACTTTCTGAATATGGGCGGTCAAAAAAAAGCATACTGTCGTATGCCTCCAGATCAATAGTGCTTTCATTCAGTTTTGCGTTCACACATCGATACTTACCTTTTGGTATAATCTCCACAGTCCCGTCTTCTAACAGCAATCCAACTCGCGCTAAAATATCCAATCCTTCAAAATCAAAGTTGCTAAATTTTTCTTCCATGTTGTTGAGTGTTGCCGTATATTTTTTAATAACTGCTGCCCCAATAGAAAATGTACTCTGTTCACTTACAGCTTCATTGATTTCATACTTCATAAAATCGGTCGTTCCGATATCAGGCCTGCTGCCATCTTTAAATATATATTGATCATGTATCGACATGATCCTGCTACCCCTTATCGCTTTTTTATATGCCATGCTTGATGCAATCATACTTTTACCTACCTTTGAACAATATCCACAGAGACGCTTTTATAATAAAAAACTCCATCTCCGACATAACCTCCAACATCCTTGCTGATCGTCCCTCGATAACTTTCTATCGTAACATTAGCTCCATAATCCTGAAATGTGATCGGAAAGAACCCGGCAACAAGGCAGCTCTTTATCAGAGCCGCCTGCTGTGCGGTAAGCCACGACCAATCTATTTTTAGATTTTTCTTTTCTGCAACAATATCCCCCATCATGGTTCCGTCTAATGTTCTTCCTGTATCCGATGACCAGATGATTTCATCACTGACTGACATTTTAACAGGACCCGGAAGATCTATGCTTCCACATTTTAATAAAAACATGCCCGCCTCCTATACAATTTCTGCCGTGTTAAATCTGCGGTCTATTCCTGTCTGAATCATTTTCTCTGCCTTTGCAAGCTGTTCCCCATTGATATTGAATCCCATGCTGTATAATGCAGAAACAATCCGCATAACCGCACTGTTAATTATATTCTCTAATTCATCGCGTGTGATTCCACCGGCAACAGATGCGTTTTTAACCGCCTGCATTGCCATTTCTTCTAACTTATCCTCTGGTGCAACGACCTCTCCCTGATGCCTGTTATCTCCGATCATAGCAAGCTGTGGCGTATTTGGCTTCACATAACCGCCTTGCGCCAGTCTTGGCAGGCTTACATTAGACATCTCGCCAATGTGAAAACCGAACGTTTTTCCTCCCAGTCCATCCGGTAACCAGTCTGGTGTCGTAAATGACAGATTGTTCAACGCTCTGATAACTGTATTTATACCGGAAACAACACCATTTGCCATTTTCTCGATACCACCAAGGATACTGTTGATAATCCCTTTGATCGTTGACCAAATTCCCTGGAAAATATTTGTAACTGTAGTTTTCATGGCGTTCCACGACTGGCTCCATACTGCTTTTATTGCAGAGAGTACAGCACTAATGGTATTTTTTATCACATTTATTCTGGTAGAGATTAAGGATTTTATAGACCCCCATATTCCGCTGACTTTTTGCTTTATTGCGTTCCATGACTGATTCCATATCGCTTTTATCGCCGAAAGCACTGCATTAATGGTATTTTTTATAAGCATAATACGTGCCGAAATCAATGCTTTCACAGAATCCCATATATCACTGACTTTTTGCTTTATTGCATCCCACGTTGTTGACCAGAACGCCTTGATTGCAGTCACTACAATGGTTATCTTCTGTTTTGCAGCTTCTATCTTTTCTGATATTACTTTTTTAATACTTTCCCATATTTCTTTTGCTTTCGCACTGATTTCATCCCAGTGTTTATAAAGCATAACACCGGCAGCAATCAGTAAGCCAATCGCAATGATAACTAAACCGATCGGACTGGTTAAAAAAGTAAATGCCGCACCTAATGCCGTTGTAACTGCTGTCGCAATAGCACACACTGCATTCCACGCCACCGTAGCTGCGGTCTGTGCAATCTGTGCTGCAGTATCAGCGATCTTTCGTGCTGTATTAATAGCAAACTGAGCTGCCTGTTTTATCAGTTCAGCAGTTCCTTTTGCCAGATTCACCACGAAGTCTTTTGCATACATTGCTGTTAACGCAATCGTCTCAGCTTTATCAGCAATTTTCGCTGCTGTCGTTCCGATCAGAGCATCTTTTATCAGTTTTAGTGCGCCTATAACCCCTCCAGATTGTTCTATAAATGCTAAAAGCTCAGTTACCTTCCATGCCAGAAAGAAAGCACCCACAACTTCCGTGATGGTTCGAATTGTATCTGGATTCTCACTGCACCAATCACTAAATTTTTTCAAAACATCATTAATTGCATCCCATGCATTTAAAAATGTATCTGCCGCCCATTTTGCCAAAGGTTCCAACACTTTATCCCAGAACCACTGAAAGAGTGGCTTTAAGGCGTCGATAACACTATTTAGTATTGTTATTGCAGAACTTAAAGTATCCAAAAATCTTGGAACCACTTCATTCATGGTCCATGTTCCGAGTGGTGCTAATACATTCTGCCAAAACCACAGCAACCCCTCACCCACATTGATAGCAAACGGAGTAAGCGCATCCCACAACTTTTTTAATGAATCATTGATTTTATTAAAATCGATCTTCATTAACCCGTCATTCAAAGTATTGATAAACTCAGGTAATCCTTTCCCCAATACCCATTTCCCAACTGGGAGAAGAAAGTGTTCATAAAAATCCTTTAGTGCATTCCATGTAAATGTTCCAAGCTTTGCTAATCCGTTGTCCCAAAGATTTTTCAGTGCTGTTGTCGTTGGTTCTATCGCCTTTTTGATTTTCTCAAAATAGCCTGCCATTTTTTCAGCAAATGCACTGGTTGCACTATCCATCTCTGATAATGCGCCTGTTCCAAGATCAGCTCCGGAAATTCCACCGCCTGTTGCCCCGCCTGAACCAGAACTGTTGCCAGAATCTGTGTCAGAATCCGAATTACTGTCTAATTTATTTACCGTATCGAATCCCATCAGCGAACGCATTTCCTTTGCAGCTTTCTTTGCGGCTTTTCCTGCCCCTGTTGTAGAATCTGCAAGGTTGCTTGCCGCGCCTGCAGCACTGTTTAAACTGTCAGTTGCCTGTTTTCCTGTTCCGGTTACCTGTGCACCTGCCGATTTTTTCCCCATGACCAGCTCTGTAAATGCTTTAAACGCATTCGCCAGAGTCATGAGTTTACCGATTACCACATTAATGACTTTAATGACTGGTGTAAAAATATTAATGAGTCCCTGACCAACCGTAGCCATAAAGGACTGCATCTGAAGCTTCATGATACGAACCTGGTTCGCCCACGAATCAGATGTCCTGGCAAAATCCCCGGTTGCTGCAGTCAACTGATCTTGTACAAATGCATACCGCAGAGATACCTTTTCAAGCTCTGACATTTTAGCAGTCGTCTTGCCATAACCGTTTGCCAGTGCATAAGCATCCAATGCGTTCTGCGTCATTACGACACCCAGATCTTTTAGCGTCTCTGTCTCACCGGAAAATACTGATTTTAACTTCGTGTATGCTTCATCCTGCGATATGTTATAGAAAGATGCCACATCCCCAGCAAGCCCGGTCAGTGTGGTACTCATGTCATAGGCTGCCTGCTCCGTAAACCCGAAAGCCTTCGCCATTGCACCAAAAGTACCTGTGTATTGCTTTGCCATGGTCTCTGATAAACCGAACGATGTCATTGCGCTTTTTGCAAATTTATCCACCTGCGCTGTCATAGATGGAAACGTTACATCAACAACGTTCTGCACCTCTGCCAGATCAGATCCCAGTTCCAAACATTCTTTCCCGAAGTCAATCAGCTTCTTTACAGAAAAAGCAGCGGCAAGGGCAACACCTGCCTTTTTCGCAAGGCTGTTAATTCCTGCCATCTGCCTTTTAAAACTGCCTTCATTTACAACAAGATCAAGTCCGATCTCTCCTACACTTTCGCCCATATTTCTCACCTGCCTTTCTGTTTTATCTTCTCTATTGCTCCACGCCTCCCGCCATCTTGATGAATGCCTGTTTCATCTGCTCTAAAAAGGTGTCTCTGTCATTCACAGGTACCATCCTGGCACGCTTGTTTCTCCACTTACTTCGGATTCGTTTCTGCTCTTTCGAAAAGTGCTTTAATACCTCTTTGTCGTCCTCTGCGCGTATTGATACAATGCGCCCCAGCGGTGTTTCCGGCTGCATACCGGACAGGAGCATGCAGAATTCATTCCACTTCATATCTTTCAGTTCTCTTGAAAGACGAATCCCGTATTGTGTCTGGAATGATGCCACAACTAAATCAAAGTCCTCTAACAGGTCATAATACGGGTCACTGCTCCCCCTCGGCTTCATCCCCGCCGATGATAAGTTCCATAGCTGCATGCACCACTGTTGTTAAATCTTTAAATGACAGCTTCATTTTTTCCAGTTCTTTTCTTGATCTGTCAGAAAAAATTAATTCGTACATAGTCAAAATAGATTTGGGTGATGCATCGTCTTTGTCTCCAAATTCTCCCATGATCTTCAATACAGTTTCCGCATCCGCATTAACCTCTATCTCTTTACCTTTGATTGCAATCTTCGGATTTGTATCAAAATCCAGTTTCTCTGTAATATCAATTACTTTTGCCATTCTATTTCCCTCCTAAAAGAAAGAGCCATGCACCTTTGGTGCATAGCCCTGTGGTTATTCTATTTGCTTATTGGTACCGATGATGCCATGGATGTCGGAAGTGTGATTGTAGGCTTTCCATTACTCATAACATCAAATTCCAGTGGTGCAACTGCTGTAGAATCGCCCGCACCGATATTTGTTACATTGATAACTGCCTGCTCAAATGCAACAACCGTTCCATCCGGGAAGTTCCATGCAAAGTAACCTTCTGTGTCGCGTCCGTTCAAAAACGCTTTTCCTGCAATGTAATCATTGCCGGTATCTCCGACATTTCTTTTTGCCGTTACTGAAATCGTAATGCCTTTCGATGTCTGCAAACGTCTTACCCATCCCTCTGTATCAAACGGATTCCATTCTTCTACACCATTGTCAAAAGAAACATCAAAGGTTTCCGCATCTGCAATTCCTGTTGCAGTCTCTTTTGTGGCACCCACGCTGAACTGGTTTTTATAACATGGGTAGACTCCTGTACTTTTCTGATTTCCCATATTTACTTCTTCCTTTCATAATAAAAAAGACATTCGATCACATATTCATAAATACCATCTTCATCCGTATCTACCGGAATCGGCTCGCCGTAAGTGATATTTATAAATTTGATCGTCTGTCCGTTAATCGTTACGTTTTCACAATTCTGCAATGCTTCCTGCAAGGCATTTGCCGCCTCTTCACTCTCTGATGGGATCTTATTCCAATGCACCAGGAATGAAATAGCTTTTGTGCTATAGGATGCATTTTCTATACCACCTAACGGTATTTTATTTGGTGGTCTGTTCTTTAATGGATAAGTGCCAATCGACTTTTCTTTCTTCCCTGGCATCTTACCGCAATAGCAATGATCATCGTCAGTAATCCCCAGTCCTGCAATATAATCCCTGATATCATTCAATGTGATCATAACCCTGCGTTCCTCCTGTATATTTCCTTAAATGTATCCGGAGCAAAATTTTCATATCTGCCGCCGGACATCCAGTCCTCAAACCATTTACCTTTTGCATTCGGGTTTTCATCTTTCTTGAAATGATATTCCGGGTGGAAATATACACGCCTTGCATAAGGTGTACTGTGAATCAGTGATACTTTTCCATTTATCGCCTCAGACCTGTCAAGAAACATGGATTCATTCTGTAATGCTCCCGTACGAAACGGAACCACCTGCGCCTGGACCACCTCTGTATGCAATTTTTCTGCCGTCTGTTCCAAAGAAGTCACTGCTGCCTGCGTAAGCTGTTTGATACGGCTGCTGTTTATCTTCACCTGTGATGTTACTCTCATCATATCAGCTCCAATCCCGTGTAATTTACTGTGCCATCCGGGTTCCTTGCTTTTGTTCCCTGCACAATCCTGCGCTCCGCACCAAATATTGTAACCACGCCGCTGCTGATTACCGGCAGATCCGGTGCAATATCTCCCGGAAATAATGCTGTACCAGTTACTTCGATCAGTTTCTTTTCAACAGTCAGGATCGTCTTTGCCTTATCCTGATAGTTACATTTTCCATCATAAACAGTAGATGGGAGTGGTCGCCCGTACACATCCAGTCCTTCCGGCTCTATTTCCACATGGACTTCTGTTTTACAGAATCGTTTGTCGACTAAACATGGATATTTCATCTTACCACCGCCCTCTCAATACTAACTGACATAAGCCAGTCTGCGATAATTTATCATAGGTGTCTGCTCTCACTGCAACACCGGAGATTGTCCGCAAGTTCCATGAACTTCCAAATCCCATTGTCACACCGTTGATCGAGTAATTTTGCAATACACTCTGGATCATGTCTGCATTCTCATACTCAAAATCTGCCATCTCGCAGCATACTTCCCGTATGATATCCTGCTGAAACTCTGTAAGATTTTCAATTCCCCGACCCACAATACGGTTATAGGTCAGGGAATCAATGTGGCGGCTGGCTGTCCGTAAACATTTCTCAATGTCCTCTTCCGGGATCGTGTCACCGCCATACACATCCGCATAGTACGCCGCATCCGCGTAAGGCTGATACATTACGCATCCTCTTCCTTAGGTTTTTTTGCAGCACTCTTTTCGCCCTTCTGTTTCTCGACCTTTAAGGATTCCAGTTCCTGTAATACGCGCTGGTATTCCTCATAAGGAACCGTCTTTCCTTTGCCGTATGCAATCACCTTGCCATCATCATCTCTGATGTCGTACCCTTCTGCCGCATAGCGGTCTTTCGTGCTTTCATCAATGGTATAAACCTTATTGTCTTTTTCTGCTGTCATATCTTAGTCCTCCGATTCTGCATTGATGGCGATACCACAGGATTTTCTTTCGACTAGGAAAGTATCTGTATAGTATCTGTTCTGATATACATACTTATCTGCAGTACGGGAATCGCTGCCCGGTGTAAACAGCTTCATGTATGCATATTTGTCACGAGAAATGACACAGGATGGATGCACAAGCATCATGTTGATCTGTTTCGCCGCTACCGCCGGCACACATCCATTTGTAAATTCATATTTTGTCTTGAATCTTGCAGACGGTACTGTCTTAATTGCAACATCATCCAGTCCATGTACCCGGCGGTCAATAACGCCCGCTGCACCTGCGTTGATGGTTCTTGTGATGCCATCTGCGTTCTTTAACAATTTATTGACCGCAGATGTCACATACAGGATTCTACCTTCCTGTGGTACCGATTTATCATCCATGATTGCCATCTGCTCATCAAACCAGTCAAGAACATTGGCTGCTGTAAGCACTGTATGATCGATCACTGCACCTGCGGAAGCATAAGTCTTTGCCTCTGCGTACAATTTCGAAAAACGGTAGCTGTCCTTTTCCGGGATTGCCTGCTCTTCCTCAAACACATTCTGGATATTCGCCATCTCTACTACAAGATTTGTCTCATCAATATCCATCGGGTCAATCGGGATCTCAATATCCCTGTCGTGGGACAGTTTCTTCGGCTCCCAGTCATTTGTTACAGTTCCGGTATTAAATCCCATGGTGCTGCGGTTGTGATCCTTATAACCGGAAACTGTTAATCTAGGAATCTTGATTGTCTGCGCATTCAGGAACTTAATGCCCTGATTTGATAATGTCAAATCGTTTGACACCATCTCCCTGCTGTATTTCTGTGCTAACTGCTGTGCAAATAATTCTGCATAATCATATACTGACATACTTTTCTACCTCTTTTCTTATTTTTTGTTGCCAAAAATTGACGCAAGCTGATCGCTCTGTGCGGTCTGCTGTTCTCCACCACTACCGCCGATCTGAAATCCTCTCTGTGACTCCTGTGCCGGTTTTAACTGTGGTACATCTTCCAGCACCTTGTTAATGGCATTTTTTAAGCTCTCCGTGTTCACTTTTCCATCCTGCCCGGTAACATTTGACAGATCTGCCATCTTAAGGACATATGGGATAGTCTTTGCATTCAGACCAAGTTCCACCGCTTCTAATACAGCCGCTTTCTCCACCTCAGCTTTCTGTGCAATCGTCTGTGCCTGTGAGAGCTGTGTCTGCATTGCACTGACATCCGGTGTGCTCTTTGCTTTCTGTTCCTTGAACTGCTGCATTGCCTGTGTTGCTTCATCCTGGGATAAACCCTGCTGTTTAAAATAATTTTTCAGTACGGTATCCTCTGTAACGCTCTGTTTTCCATTTACGATGGAAGCCAGCTTTTCATAGTCGAACTCAAACGGCTGCGTTTGCTGTCCTGTCTGCTGATCTGTGCCTGCTCCGGCACCTGTGCTTGCACCTGCATCTCCAGCACCTTCGGCAAAGAACTGCAAGTTAAACGGTAATGTGTTCTGTTTCATAGTGTCTCCTTTCAGTTGTTAGGGTGTCTCCCTGTCCAGTTTTATGTGTGTCTCACTCAGTTGTGTGCTCCGGTGTCTCCGCGTAGTTTTTTTATCGAACACTCTGTTCGGTATGCCTTCGGGCATAAAAATAACAGCCTTGTGGCTGTCTGATTTCTTTCTTTGCTCCGGTTGCACCGGTGCAACTTAAATATAGAAAGCGGCTCCATGGCTGTTCATTGTTTTTAATCTTCGATTCGCTTAATACCATATTCTACCGCACATTGATGTTCTATCTTGCATCCTCTAGCCATATCCCAGTCTTTAACAAAATAAACAACATCTGCCTGTGATAGAAGTTCTATTGATTTTCCTAAGAACCATAGCGGTTTTGCTTCTGCTGGAGCTCCTTCGAAAAACGATTCTATAACCTCTAGTTTCTCACCGAGTAACATCTCTACATATTCTATAGCTTTCTTCCTCGTTTCTTTGATTTCCTTATCTGTTTTTCCTTTCATTGGCTGACTGATAAATAATTTTTTCATTAGTTTCATCCTCTCTTTCTTAAAATTTGGTATAAAAATACCACCATATCATTTCTGACTGGTGGTACTACTCATAGATGTCTGGTAATTCTGTATTGTTTTCTATTGCGGTCTTTATATCATTTACATAATCACTGTATTCTCCCTGACCGTAATCAATCTCCTGATATCCATCAGGTTCTACCCCAAACATTTTATAATATTGATCATATAAATTTTCTAATTCTTTCGTCATGCTGCCATGCCACATTATTTTATCATCCCTTTCAAAGTACTCATTACTTCTTCATATGTATTAGGGCATACAAATTTTAACATATCTAGGACCTCTTCATTTTGATCATATAAAATTCTACCAAATTGCGCCCATGTCTCTGACTCTACTGCTTTATCCCTTTTCCAATATTCCTTACTATGAATATATCCTAAGTTAATTTTTCCATCAGACATTCCATTTAAAATATCAGATATTCCTCTATACTCCGGTCTTAATTTTATACCGTTTCTTCCATTGGTAAAAGCCTCTTCATATTTTGAATATAACATATTTTTTATATCAGTTCCATAGCCAGATGAAAAATATTGCAGACGTTGATAATCTTTTTGAATGTTTTCTTTCAACATCCCACTTTCCGTAATTCGATATGTGTTATCTATTTCATGAAACAATTCATGTGCAACAGTTCCTTTTTCCACAGATTTTGCGAGATAAACAATTTTTTTATTACGATCAAAATATGATTTTTTATTTTCAGAAGTTTTTATTTTTACTCGCTGTCCCGACTGAAAAAGCAGTGTCCGTACATTAAAATCTGATATATCATCTAAACTGTTATTAAATTCTCTTATTTGTCTTTCTGCGCCACCTGAAATGATATATTTTAATTCATTCGCTGCATTTTTCCAAAACCTTTCTTTCTTTTGGTACTTCTTTTGATTCTCCTCATCCAACGAATACTCAGCCAGTCTCCCAAACCTGTCCGCCTGCCGTTTTGCATACTGCTGCTTCTGCTCTGCTCGATAGCCGTCTGCAATCTCTTTCACTTCCTGCCTGGTAAACTTACTATCCGGCGGTGTGCTGATTCCCTCAAAGTATGTTGTATGGCTGTCCTTGCACCGTGGATGATAAAGTCCCGCCGCGATTGCCGATGACATCAATGGATAAGGACCATCGGAAGATTTTCCACCGCTCCACACATCATCAATCAGTATCTTTCCAACAAAAGGAAGACATTTCGGGCATGGGTTTCCACGCTTATTCATGATAACCGTTGAGATTCCCCATTCCTTTCGCATTTCCCCCTCGCCCTGTAAGTATGCACGCTTACTGGCAGTCCGGATTGCCATGGATGCATAATCAGCTATCGTGTGGCGTGCTCCGTTTGCATATTCAATGCAGTTGATGCCACGGCTTAAGAAATCCTTTGTTGCCATATCTACTGCTTTCTCATAGGTTCCTGCCCCTGTATTGGCGTATACCTGTGCATTGAATATAATCTTGCGGTACTGGTCATTTGCCATACGGAGTACTGCTGTTTCTGCCTTTTTCAGGTCATCCTGTGTCGCTTTGATTAAAGCATCCAGTTTCCGGTCATCCAGCTTAAAGAACTCTGCTGTGATTGCTGTGGATCCGGTTCTCTGTTTCGGCGGCTTGAACCCTTTTTTAATTGCCTTTAAGATCTTTATTTCCTGCTCCATTCCACCCTGTTCTTTTGCAGCATATAGCAGCGATTCTATCTGACCGTTGATCTCATGAAACTGATTCTGGAATCTTTTCGCATTTGCTTTCTTATACTGCTCTAAAGATTTTAACTGCAATGCCTGCCACATTTCCCATTCTTTCTTTTCATCCACTTCCTCGATACGGTGTCTTTTCATATTCCGGATCATGGACGCCATCAGTTCATTTTCAACTGCTGCAAATGCGGCACCAATATCATATTCATCGTTGATCTTTGCCATCTAATCACCTGCCGTTTGCGTACACCTTAAATCCCTGTAACCGATACTGTCTGATCAGATCTTTTACTTTCGTGGCACTGCTACATTTATCACACCGTAGTTCTGCGTAATTATTCTTTTCCACTGCGTAGATCCCCATCTTTACTTGTTCGCTCGCTATCTTTAACAGTCCCTGATACTCTTTTTGGCTCATCCGGTATATCCGGTTCGCTACTTTTACCCGCATCTGTCAGCTCCCCTTCCTCATCCTCAATATCCACAGCGTCTATATCTATTTCAGGCTCCTCCATATCCTGTATGCCCTGTTCTGCCTTAAGCCTTGCAACCTCTTCCATTTTCCACTGATCGTCTCTGGAATCTCCATACAGTTCTTCCACAGACGCTTCAATCGACATGATCTGTCCGGTTCTTGCCTTGGATACTGTCTCCACCTGGCTTTCAAATGACGGGTTTGCATATTCCCCAAACGGAATATCTGCATCTATGTCCTCAACTGTCTGTTTGTTCCAAGTGGCATATGCTTTTAACACCGCATCCACTAGCTGAGGAAGAACATTCTGCAACGCGTCCACGATCTTATTTCTGGTATACAGTGTTGCTTTTTCTTTCTCTCGCTGTGCTTCTGCGTTATCCAGCTTTTTCACGTCAATTCCAAGTGTTGATGGACTGATCACGCCCTGCAGACAAAGATCCAATGCCGTTGTATAAGTGCTTAAATAGCTGTCTGTCGGAATGGTTGGCTGTACCAAATCGATTTTTGCCACGGACCCCTCACTCATATTGGTATCGCGCTGTATATATGCATTATCAAATGCATTTGGCTTCAATACCTCTCCAGTATTCGGATTCCTTGGCAATAACCCATCCGGTATATATTCCTTACTTCTTGCCTTTCTGAGTGCATCCATCCACTGCGACCAGCACTCATCCAGATTGTCAAAACTGTCTGCTTTCTTGTCAAAAATAGAGCCACCACGGTTTTTATACCGGCTGCTCTTAAATACTTTAAATGGCACTGCCATCATAAAATCATCCTGCCATGTGATCGTTTGCTTCAAATTTGCTGTATCCGGGATGTAATTAAGTGGAACCTCCTTGCCACCTTGCAGTAAAGTACTGTGTATATATTTCTTTCCATAAGTTTCCTCCAAAGTGTATTTCTGACTGTTATAAACATACTCTGTCCGAAATATGATCTCTTTCAGACGATTCCTGCTGTACACAAAATCTACCTGATCTCCCGGGACAAATTCTAAGATTGGAAGCTGCGATAACTCTGGGTCAAAGCTGATCCGAAATGCTCCGTCTCCAACCACAAGCGTTTCCGCAACCGCATCCTCTATCAGATTTTCAAACTGATTATCCTTTGCAATATCATCCCAGATACTCTGATACTTGCCCTGGACCTCTATGCCGTTCATATCTGATACAACAATCGCTGCCAGTGTATCCACGATGATTCCAGGAATACCGGTATGGTTTTTCTCTATCTCCATTCCAATCGTTGGCACGACCGCCCAAAAGCGGGTTGTGTTTCCCTCTCCCGGAAGATTCTTATACAACTGACTGAGTTCATCCGCATTTCCCCTGTACCAGATACGGTTCTTTGCGGCATTCGCATTAAAATCCAAATGCTCCGTAATCATAAATACATTCTGCTGTGCCGGTTCAATCTGTAAAAAACTCCGGATTCCTCTTCTGATGCTGTCTGCCATCTTATCTACCACCTTCATTTCGTTTCACTCCGATCTTTTCACGGTACGGAATCCATCCGTACTGCGTGCTGTTAACCATATGGTCATTGCCGTCCTCCGGCGTGTTGTCTTTATCTTCCTGCCAACTGTATACTTCCAGTTCATGTATATAATTAGTGCAGGTTTCCACAACAAAATAGCTTGGCTCTTTCCCATTGTCGTTATAGGAAAGCCAGCCAAGCTGTAAATTGATTCTGTCGATAATCTCGACTTTTTTATAAGCATTGTTAAAAAGATACATACAGTCATTATGTAGCCGCTTGTACTTTGTAAATTCTGTCAGGGTTGCCTGGTCTGCCGAATCCACAAATACATTTTTTGCAAATCCCCATTCCTTTCTATTCCGTTCCAGAAAATCAATATAATTCTTTACGGTATCCGATGGTGCTATGGGATTTTCTATATTGGCATTGTTATATACCTTTTCATCCAGAACAAACAATCTTCCATAATTCGTGATTCCCATATAACTCATTGCTATGGTATCCGGACTTTCTGTTGAATACGCTGTATCCAGTCCGGCGGTAAGCCATTCGAACCATTCTTTCTGATCTACCCGGTGCCTGTCCCTTACAAACTGTTTTGCATATTCTTTGGTTACCACATGCTTTTTTCTACTGAAATTACTAAATACAAGGCCTGTTGCTCTGCCTCGCAATCCAAGGATCTTATTTTTCCATAACTTTGTCCCCTCAGGCACATTCATCTTAATCTGTTCTATCTTTTCGGGTGGAAGTCCCCAGTTATCTTTAAAATTAAAAAACCAGTGTGTCCACCCAGCCTTTTCCGGCTCTGTCAATAACTCATTGATCTCTCTTGGCGCATCATTCTTATACCGTTCCAATGGACGGCAACAGTTGATATACTCTTTATACACTGGCAGGCTCGGATCATCCGGGTTCAATGTCCCCATGGTATAATCTGCTCTCATGACTGCCTCACGAACAAAGTCAATGTCTGCTGTGTTTATCTCGTCAATATACAGACATCCATACTGACCGCCAAGTGCTTTCTGCCATTTCTTTTTATCCCCGTAACCCATCACATATACAATTTTCTCTCCGTTACTGGTCCGGTAAAGGATATGCGGTATCTTCTCATCCTTGGTTCCGTTGCCGTTATAGGTTGTAAGGATTCCAAAATCATCTATGATTCCAAGATCTTTGTTGATGATATTTTTTTCTGCTGTTCCGGTATCTTTTGATGCAATGATGTGATACTTCTTTGGAGACTCTGCAACCTTAAGCATGAACTTAAATATGCCGACTGTGGTCTTGCCCGCCGCCGTCACGCCCTCAAGCATTTCCACTGGAGCATTATGCCTAATAAAGTCCTGATATTTATCTGATAAAATCAGCCTTTGGCTGCTCATTATCCATCACCACGCATTTGCCTGATCAGATCATCCAGCTTAGTCTGCTCTGCTTCCAGAGTACCAGATACCTGAACATCCTGTTTGTCTTTCCATTTGTCCGGACGGCGGTTCTTTAGCCAGAAGATCTGGGCGGTGGTGTCCGGTACTACCTGTTTCTTTGCTACTTTTCGTTCTGTTAATTCACCATACTCATACTTTTCCGATACTTCCTCATACTCATATCCTAGAGCGCGTTTAAGCAATGCATTTTCAACTTGTAGATCAACTATTTCCTTCCCTCTTTTTAGGGTGTCACAAATGTCACTATACTTATTTTTCCATTCAGCAAGTGTTTTTCGGGTAATTCCCATATTATGGGCAATCTGCTCATCTGTTAAACCCTCTCTCGCCCAGCCTTCCAGTTTCAGTAAACCTTCCGGTGTCAGCCAATATTCGTATTTTCCTTTTGCCATCCGGTCCACTTCCTTCCTGTTTCTTCTTTTCCCTGCACTCTTTCATAACATGTGCAATCGCCTGTTCGGCTGTTGGATCACTGTATCTTTCTTTGTTCATCCTGTCACTCCATTCATACGGAGGTCGCGGCTCCCCTAAGTTTCATGGAGCCGCTTAAGTTGTGAGATCATGAAAAAAAGAGACTGCCGAAGCAATCTCCCTTTGAACCTTTCGGTTAGTATAACAATATCATATTTTGAGTGTGCACTTCTATGCACTCTTTTAAATTATAAAATGTTTCAGTGCATCATTATGTATGTAATGGGTGCGTCTCCATGATAATCCCATCTTCACACAGATATCTTCCCACTTCATCAGTCTGATGTATCGGTACATCAAGATGTCTTTTTCATCCTCGTTATCCATGCGCTCTATCTTATCCGTGATCTCCCTGCATAGCTTGATTCTGTGGTACCTGGCTTTCATGTACCGTCTTTCCTCTTCATCCAGTAGCGCAGCGTAACCGGATAAATCGGTGTTATTGTGTGCGTGTGGCATACCGTCATTACCTGCGGATGGCATGATCTTGCTTAAGCGCATTTCTGTTATCTTTTCCTCGCTACGCTTCATCTGGCGTACTGCTTTTTCATATTCTTTTAAATATTCTTTTTTCTGTTCTGTTTCTGTCAATCCTTTTCCTCCTATTCTTCTCCCTGCCAGATCTTCGGTGTACCATCAGCATTGAGCATAACGGTAAGACCGCCGCCCGTACTTATTGTGATATATAAATACATCACTCCTGTGTCATTATCTGCATAAATAAGATATTCTTGTCCACTTTCCACCAGTACCATTGTGTTTTCCTGTCTTGCGCTAACATTTGCTGTGTCACTGCACCCGGTAATCAGGAGTGCTACAGTTATGATCGCTGCTGTAAATTTCTTTTTCATTTTGCACTCCCTTCAACTTTGTCCACATACAGGTGCAATATTGTTTTAGTTGAGCCGTTATATCCCTTTACTACATCAAATAATCTTTTTGTTACCACATAGTTTTTACTAACCGAACTAAACTTACCACCACACTTCTTTATTTCATCGTTATATTGACCAATATTTATAACATCGCCAACAACAGGCACACAATCTCTCAAATCACAAGAGCTTCCATAATCTCTTTCTAATAATTCCTCTCCGTCACACGTGATTGATATTTTCATAATCTACCTCCATCAAGATTTCTTTTTTATCTTCCATTGCTACATATTTCCCATAACTCATTCCGGCTTCACGTGCCTTTTCCAAAACTTCACTGATGCTATTGTTATTGCACGTTTTTACTGATCTATCTTCTCTATATTTTCTTCTGTGGTACTCATCCCGGCATTGTTTCCCACAGGTAAGTGCTCTGACTGATATTGATTTGTATTCTTTCCCACAGATCACACACTTTTTTGTATATACCTTGCTATTGAGTATCCTTGCCCTCTCTTTCTGTATTATATTTCTTCCACGCAACAATTTTACTTCTGTAAAAATACTCTGGATCTCCACTAAAGCACTTACCTCTTGTAACAGAATGTCCTTTGCGCATAAGAGTGCCAACAAATTCACGCTGTGGCAAAAGTAAATTGTCGTTTGCCGACAGTAAGAAAACCTTTGTATCTAACGGGCAACTGTCCATGTCATAATTCCAATCCATCTGTGTTCCTCTCTTTCCGCATCATCTCCCACCCGCCGCATATACTATTACGGGAGGTGGAATGATGATCGCTTGGATTTATTATCTGGTTTTAAAATTTAAAGGTTAGGCAAAACGGAGCTGTCTGATCTACAAAAACAAACTCATTTGCTGCTCATCATACTTATATTTCTGTTTCGCGGGTATCTTCCTTTGGAAAAATATTCTCTCAACCCGGTCTTTCTGTTTCAAATTTGCCATATACTGATTATCAACCTCAGGCGGTATGGATAAATAACATTCATCTGGCAATGGCAACTGATTTTCTGTGCAGGCCTCGCGGATCTTTGACTGATAATAAATGATGTGATTTCTTATCAGATTCATATTGCATCCATCGGACCAGAACGGATCATTACACCCGTTCTGATTGATATCTTTCCAGTGTTCTATTTCTCTGCGGATGCACTGGCAGTACTCTTTCACTTTATCTTCTGCTGTCTGTATCATGGCAGCACCTCCTGAAAGTCTGTGATCTCCATCTGACTTATGCAGGGTTCGCCGTTAAAAAATCCTCGATACTCATTTGACCAACCGGACATTCCATAACATCCCCTTTCACAGCTATCTCTAAGTTATTTACAGCCTGTTTATAATAGCTTTCTTTTAATTCGACACCAATACCTCTACGTCCCATCTTTACGGCAGTGTATGGTACTGATCCAATCCCTGCAAATGGATCTAATACAATGTCATTGGGATTCGTCCACAACTCAATACATCTCTGAATTACTTCGAGCTGCAACGGACAAATATGTCTCTCGTCTTTGTCTTCTCTCGCGGATTTTTTCTGCAATGTATCACTCTGCCGGATATCCATCCACACTGGACTTGCATAATTCTGCCATACATCAACTGGGAACGTCTCATGTGTATGTGATACACGTTCTGGGTTTTCTCCCGGCTTACGCATTGTAACAATATAATCTGGAATTCCCTGGCGATTCATAGTGCTGTCTTTTCTGATTTGCTTATGTAACAACCCCAGTGCTTTTGTTCTCTGCATTTCAGTAACCGGATTTTTCCAAATTGTGACTTTACTATGATAAATAAATCCGCAATCTTCAAAAATTTTTCTAATAATTGCCGGGAAATCTTTCAAACCGATCACTCCATCCCGCTCTTTCATAAGTGGCAGATCCATGCAATGAAAACTTAATAATCTCCCCGGCATGGTCACACGGTACAGCTCTTTTGCAAGAAAGATAAAATGATCATAAAATTCATCATCTCCTTTACTGTTTCCCATATCTCTATCACTGTTTGAATATGTATACAGGCTTGCGAACGGCGGTGAGAAGATCGTATAGTGTATACTGTTATCTGGGATTGCCTTTGCAATTTCGCATGAATCCCCATTATAAAGCGCATATCTGTTTTCAATTACCTGTTCTAATACGTTCATTTATCAAATTCCTCCCATTCTGGTAACTCCATAGATACTTTTGGTTCATAAGGTGTGCTAATTCTGCACGTACTCTTTAGTTCTTTTTTTGTAATCTCCTTTGTAAGTTCTGTCATTTCGCGCTGCATCTTTAAGAAATCAGCCTGTTTTCTCTCGATGTTCTCTTTTACGCACCCCTCTTTTGCAGAAATAATGATATACACATTTACTGGCAGGCTCTGACCAAATCGATAACACCGTCTCACAGCTTGATAAAACTGCTCATAGCTATCAGATAACCCAGTAAAGATCATGTTATGACAATTCTGCCAATTCATTCCAAATCCTGCTATTGATGGTTTTGTAACAAGGCATTTGATTTTCCCTTCTGAAAATCCGATCATTGAATTACTTTTATGATCCGGTTTGTCAGAACCTTTCACTTCAACAGAATCGTGGATAACCTCATGCAACTTTGCACTTTCATCATTCAGGTCACACCATACAAGCCATTGTTCATCTGAATTGTTTGCGATTTCTGCAGCTTTTTCACATCTGAGATCAAGGCTGTCTTTTCTCGCCTGCCTACGCTCTGTAAGTGTCAATGTTTCCTTGATTGGTTCATCTCCGTCAACAATGATTTCTTTAATATTAAGCTGTGGCAGATTATAACCAGAAACCTCATATCCGATATTTGCCGGATTATCAATAAATACGCTGAACGTTGCAAGCCACTGCCAAAATACATCAACAGCATGTCCTTTTAATCTCCATTTCGAAGTTTGACCGCCATCATGCACAAAGAACATTGAAAGCATTTCTGCCCTTGTCATAACTCCGCAAAATTCAGAATGATTTCCAAGTTCCATATAATCATTCGGTGCCGGTGTGGCTGTACATGCCAATTTATACGGCACATCATGAAAGTTCTGAATAATCGCTGTTCTGACTTTGCCAGAATAAGACTTTAAAATACTGCTTTCATCAAGTACCACTCCGACAAATTCATTCGCAACAAATCTGTCTAACTTCTCATAATTCGTGATATTGATTCCATCAATACATTGCGACTGTTCCTCTACTACCTTTGCAGCATATCCAAACTTTTCAGCTTCACGTCGTGTCTGTTCTGCTACCGCCAATGGTGCAAGGATCAGTATTTTGCCGCCTACATGTTTATATACTTGATACGCCCACGATAACTGCATCGGTGTTTTTCCAAGTCCACAATCGGCAAATATACACGCTTTTCCTTTCTTCAATGCCCATCTCACAACATCTTTCTGGAACTCATACAACATAGGGTTCAATTCTGCTTTTTCAATATCAAATCCACTACTTTCCAATACAAATCTTTTATTTGCTAAAAAATCTTTATAATCCATTTCTTCTGAAAGGAACCCGGCGCGCCTTTTATCCGGATAGGTTCCGGCTCCTTTCTAAATG